TATTGCCATATCTTTCAAAAATCTTTTGCCATTTCTTGGCTATATCCTTCCAAGTATATTTTTTGGAAGTGAATTTTTTATAGCTTTCTCTTCCCAACATTTCCCGTAACTCCTTATTTTCATATAGGAGTTCCAGAGCTTCTGCTACATCAGATGGGTGAACAAGTCCACCTTTTACTAATGTATCAGGACTCCATAAATATTGATTGATTGGGATAAGAATGCCTACATCTTCAAATAACTCTATACAGGCACTGTGATTTGGAACAATTTGTGGTATTCCACAAGCTGCATTTTCTGTTGAACAAAGACCCCAACCTTCTCCAGTTGAAGTATTTATTCCAACATCTGCACAGTTATAAATCATGTTTAGTTCTTCTAATGTAACTCTTTGAGTATCTTTTACAGTATTTGTAAGGATAACTCTGTGTTGAATACCTAATTTTGTAGCTAAATCAAGAATGTTCCATCCAGAATCTTTAATTCCTGCGTGATGGTAGTACTTTACATTATCTGGTTTATCTTGACAAAATTCTGCAAATCCTTCCAAGGCTACATCAAGACGTTTTCTTGGTTGGTTTCTATTTACATTTAAGACAATAAAGCTATCCCATAGTTCTGGATTTTTATCAAAGTATTGCTTTCTTGCTTCTAGCTTATCTTTCATGGGGTAGAATGTTTCTAAATCTGTTCCATGAGGAATAATCTCGAAATCTACTTCAGGCATTGCTTTTAAACATACTTCTTTTCCAAATTCTGTGTAAACTACTGCTGTACTTACCAAGTCAAAGTCATGAAACCATGCTGGTGAGAAGTCAGTTCCGTCTACTGGAAAATAAACAATTACTGGAGGAGGTGTATATGTAATATCCCCATCCTTTAAATTTTGAATTACTTTTAAGTATTCAGCAATTACCCATATATCATTCAAAATAAAGATAAAATCATACTGTATATCTTTAAAGTCTTTAAGTCTATTGAAACCCCACAAATCTCCTCCAAGCATAGCAGGAAAAATGTTGTGTTTATATTCGTGTGGGTCTCCACGATAGTTAATTGCTAAGTGGTCAATTTCCCACTCATCAGGCAAGTTTTCAATAATCCCATGGGCTACTCTCGCAAATCCTGTGGGAGTAACGCCGTCACAAATAAATAAGCCTTTCATTTTCCTTTCCTTTTCTGTCTTTAGTTAATTAAATCTCTCTTGAAGGTCTGTGCTAATTTCTTAGTTGGGGGAGTTAAATATCCTGTCAAATCCGTCCAATCCTGTGCAAGGGAGCCTTTCTTTTGTTTTCCACCTTCAATGTTTGAAAACTGTATTTCATCATCTCTCCAAGAACCATAATCCCAAGCATTATTCTCTAAAGTTCCCTTTTTGATAATAATTGATGCCATTAAAATTATAGGCATCTCATCTTTTGTCATTATGATGGGAGGTGAGACATATTTATAATCTGTTGAACTCCATCCATTAGCTGCTGTATTTCTTGTAACATCATTATTAGTATCAATAACATATTTATCATTCCACCAAGACATTAAAGCCTTGACAGAAGCAACCAATGAGGTTCGTAACCAACTATCCTCATATCTATAAGAAGATGAATCAATATCATATAAGTGTAATCTTAATGCATCTATTAAATAATCAAGGTTACTTGAACGTACTGGCATAGTTGTTTACTCTTTTTGTTGTACTTCAGTTAGTCGTTGTCTAATATTAACCATTGTCTTTTCAGGTCTTTCAAGTTCTTCTGCAACTGTTAGGATTCTAAAAAGGACTGGTTCTGAATCAATCTCATTCAAATCTTTTTTAAATTTCATATAAGGAGCTGTTACTAGTTCTTCAATTTTTTCTCTAGTATATTCCTCATAAGATTTTTCAACTTTACCTTTTTCTTTTGGTTTAACTTTATCCTTCAATTTAACAATATACCCCGCTTTAAATAGGGGTTTGTTTTGTCTGTCAAAGTAAACTTCCTCCATTTGAGACCATACTTCAACAAAACAATTAACATTATTTTTTGTAGGATTTCCTACTAAAATTAGGTTTTCTGGTACTCCATTAAATGGATTTACTACAGAAACTTCGACTTTTCCAAGGATGGCTTTCTTATAAATAGCAACAGGGTCTCCTGTTTGCATTTTAGAAAAAGCATCTACTGAAACATTATTTTCTGGCATTTTAATCTCCTTTCCTATTTTATAGGACTGGGCAGTATAACCCACCCAGTCCTTTGTGTTAGCTTGTTATCTAAATTATTAAGTAATTTCAATAATATAGATGCCCTCTGCTTTGTCGATAATCATACCAAATTGCTGATAGATTTCGAAGTACCATTGTGGAGGGGTTGGTTTTGGGTCTGTGTATTGCTTTTCCTTGATGTCTCCGTAAGTAATAAACTCACCTACATTTTTACCCATAACAATAATTTTGTCAGTGGGAACCATTGTATTATAGTCATCAGGATAATCCCAATCTTGGTCAATTACGACAATTTCTGCACCGTAATATTTTCCAAGTATACCATCAGCCATAACTTTTTCAAGTTGTGAATCTACACCCGCATAAGTTGTTCCATCATTCCAGAAGGCACCAAATTCGGTAATAGGATTCAAAACACTTCGTACACCCGCTACAACAATAGGTCCACCAATAGTTTGCGAAATTTGTTGAATCGCAGCTTTTAGTGTTGATGCAGTAACATTAGTTGCTACTGTACCATAGTTGCTAGGGGTATTTCCTGCTGTCCAAACAGATGAAAGGGCAGAGAAAACTTTGTTTTGGTAATAGTCTTTTAGGGTTTTAAGCATTTCTTCACGGATTCTTTCAATTGTTCCCAATTCGCCAGAATCTAGTTCCCACTCGCTGGCTGTCACCTTGATGTCAGCACCGTCAAGTGAGTAGTGAAGTCTTTCTACGATTGTGAATTCGTCAGCCAGGTGTACAGTTCCAGGTACTAATGTGCGAACATTAATGCCTTTACGTACTTTCTTAACCAAAGCGTCCCCTTCTTTCATGGCACGGGAGTTAAGTAACATACCCACAAAATCTGTGGTAATATGTCCTGGGTCGATGAATTCAACCAAAAGTTCTGCTAGTTCATTTCTCTTTTCTTTGTCGCTCACAAGAGAAGCGATAGCTTCTTGATATTTATTTTTTTCCATTAATTTACTCTCCTAAACATTACGGAAACTTAAGGTTGTCTAGTTCTGAATGTCAATTCTCGTTTACTTGTATCATGTTGAATTACGGTAGCAGTTCCTTCACCAGCTGATGCTGTGTAATGTAACTTACCACCTTCTCCAGCACCGTCAGTAGATGTATCAGTTACTTCACATCTTGCTCCAGGTACTAGGCTTGAACTGTAAACATAGTTTCCACTAGTCACAGTGTATGTGCCACCAGCGTGTAGAGCAACTAGTGCTCCAGAAGGAATTGTTCTTCCTTGCAACATGCTTGGGGCAGTTGTATATACGTCTGCATTGAAAGGCAGGTTTGTTGCAGCACTGAATCCCTGTCGTAAGTTGCTGGGATTAGCAGGATAACTTACATAAATTGGGGGTTCTTGTTGAATAACACTAAAAGCCGCTAAATATAGGGCTTCTTTTGCTTCATCTGAGGTTGCTGGAACTTGACAACCAACCAAGTCTTCTCTACTTCCGTAGTTAACTGACTGGGAGTGGTCAACAATTAGACACATACGACCTTCGACAATGTCTTCTACTGCTACTGCTCCAATGCTATCAGCAATCTTTCTAAATCTCATTTGTATAATCCTCCGTTACTCTGTTTCTTTTCCGAATTTAAGGAAATTAGCAAGTTTACTAGCATCTAGTTGTTCATTTTCTCCCACGATTGGGGGAAGATTTTCTTCTTTTTCTTTCAGTTCAGCCATCTCTGTTGCTTTTTCTACAGCTTTACCAAAAGCCAAAACTTCAGCAATTAGGAATCTAAGAGCTTTCTTGTCCATAGCAAGTAAGGTTTCTGAATTCTCCGTAAAGTATCCATCTTCCTTTGTGATTCCAGCTTCTTCAAACTGGACTCTAATGCTAGCCATTTTTTCTCTTTGTTCCTTTTCTGCTTCAACTTCAAGCTTAAACTCTTTTAATTCAGCAAGTTCAGATGTTAAGTCTTTAACTGATACTGCTGAAATATCGAGCTTTTCTAGTAATTCTTCCTTTTCCTCTTGCAATTCACTCAAAGATTTTTGCAATTCTTCGATTTTTACTTCTTTCTCTTCCATATTAATTTTCTCCATTTCTGCTAATGCAAGAATAGTTGTACGACCCTCATAGGCAGGTGTTTCTACTAATGTTGCTGCCTTTAGGACTGTGTGATAAAGGTCCATTACGCCATCATACTTCTCACTATCGGCTGTAGTTTTATAGCCAATTTCCCAAGAAATATTCAGGGTTTCATTATTGTCTTTCTTTTCTTTTAGTAATCCTATATCTTCTGGTCTCTCACTGTTCCACAAAGCTGCAAGCCCTTCAATACGATTTCCTACCTCTTTGAGGTGGGTAATCACACCAATTGGCATTGATGCCTCATGTCCTTCTATACTCCCAAGGGTCATTTTTATAGGCATGTGAATACCAGAATTGATAATATTACTAAACTCCTCTTTCGGAATTCTTATCTTATTCCCATTAGGTTCATCGTCAGTGAGGATGAACTTAGCCCATGTTACATTGGGATTAAGTAATAAAGAGGCAAAGGATTCATTAACCTTTTCACTATTATCTATATTATATTGTATCATATCTGACGAAATCTTGATAAATTCTGTCATTTTTTACTCCTTTTCTGGTGATTTTGGCTCTTTTTGAGTAGGTTTCTCTTCATTTGGTTTACTTACTGTATCAGTAACGGGCTTATCAAATGGTTGTGGATTGTACTCATCTAAGCCTAATTCTTCTAACAAATCTTTCTCTTGTTTTCTAGCATGTACTTCTTCATCCCAGTTATAACCATAGAAATCAGAAATAGAATTTCTAGAAATATTACCTTTTTCATATAGCTCTAGGAGTGCAGCTGACAGCTCATCGAACTTAACAAGATTGATTTTTTCAAACCTTACCCCACCATAATCACCTAAATCATTTTTCTTAACTACTTCATCATAAATGTATTTTGCTATTCTAAGTAGTTTACGTCTAAAGTTTTCCATTGTTGCTACAGGAGATAGAGTTGCAAAGTCGTGGTCAGCTGAACCGCTTCTTTCTGCCTCACCCATGATTAGTACTCTTGGAAATCCTAAAGCATAAATGATATCATTATTTACTTCTTTGTACTTATCAGAGTTTAGAAGAGCTTCAACAGGAGGAATTACCCAATCAATATCTAGAGTATGGTTTCCAAACAGTTGAAATACTCTTTCTATACTCGCTGGTGATGCCGCATATCTTGAACTAATTTGTGTTTTCAAATCTTCTAGCTGATATTCTGTTTCTTGTGTTAAAGGAAAATCCTTATCTCCAAGTTTGAATATCTGAATAGCTTCTATTACTCTTGATGCCAGTGCAAAATCCATAGCACGGATGTTTCTTTTGTGTTGCAATGATTCTATTGCAGGATACAAGTAAGGAGTTGGGTATGGTGTATCTACCATTGGTTTTCTTCTAATGAACAGGTGATGTTCATCATTTAGAAGAAGTTTTTTACTCCCAGCTTTAATTTGTTCTACAAATCCTGGATATGAAGTTAGAAAATCAGAAATGTCCTTTGAATCTTCTGGAACAGTGGGTGTTAGCGATTTTTGTAGTAATTTTAGATATTCTTGTGGAATATTAATATAGTATCTAGGTTCTCTAGATACAAAAGATTCTTTTAACTCTATGTGTTTAGGATTTCTATACCACATATCTTTAGGAAGCCATGCCTTAGAATATTTTTTTACTCCCATGTTTTCTAAAGAAGATTTATTTTTCCATTCAAAAGTAATAGATGGAACTACCAGTCCAGAGACAAGAAATTCTTGTGCTCCTTCCTGTAGAAAGTCAATAATTTGAGGTCTAAGTCCATCTAACATTCTATATTGATTTTCTGATAGTGACCCCTTATCAATTATTAAATCATTAATTCCAATTTCTACTAGTTTATTAATAGTAGTACTTGCAATAGGGTCTTTTCTATAGAAATATCTACACTCTTCCACTACTTTCTCATATCCTTTAGCATTCAAAGAACCTGACTTTTCTCTTTTGTATGGAGCATCCCTCCAAGGATTACTAACATTACGACTATTGGAAGGCGTATCCCAAATAGCAGCGGTCATATGACTAGCTGTTTTTGGGTCTGTTAATTTTTGTTTTAGAGGTCTAGCGTTAGCCTCTACTGTTATTTTACTATCTCTTTTTCTTGCCATTATAACCAACCTGCTCCTAATAGTTTAACCTGTCTACTTCGGAAGTCTAAGCTTTCGTTTTTTAGGTAATAAGCCAGCACTCCACTTAAAAGAGATGCTGTAAAGTGGTCTTCTCCTTTATTTCCCCCTGCTGGTGTCATAGTTTTATATGAGATTATTCCAGTAGTTGGATTTTTCGTGTATGACATCCTTTCTAATTCACTTACCGTATCCATATCCGTGGAAGAATATGTTATCCTATGCTTATTAGTATACTCCTGTAGTAATGAAACTGACAGGGGCTTTGCTCTGGATTTTAATTCTTTCCCATCTTCATCTACTCCTAGAATAATAGCTGAGTTAAATTTGATAGGTATCAGATAATCTATATAATTTTTCCTTTCATACTGTCTTCCCTTTAGTAAATCTTGAATTACACTCATTCCTGCGTGACCTTCATCCATTCCTATGAGAGAGGGGTTGTATTTTGAATCTAGTGCATCTATTACTCTCTTTTGAATTGGATAAGGAACTTTTACTAAACGGATTTTAGAATGAAACCTAAATCTCATATCTTTATCTAGATACATAATAAAAATTGCTGTAGGCTCTGTATATCCAAGGTCTACTCCAAAAATCACTCCTTGGTTCTTAGGCATTGCTGGAAGTAACTGTACTTTCTGAAGATAATCATTAAAGTTCTCTCCAAAAGTAATTCCATTTATAGCTATCTTGTATACTGGGTAAGACTGAATATCCATCAGTCTTCTGTCAAATACTGCGTAAATAGGAGAACCATGTTGCCCTAAAACAAAGTGAGCAAACTCTTCTGTAGCTGCTCCCCCATATCTTCGTATAGCATCTGCTTCTGCTTCATCATCAAATCTAGGATTCTGATATGAATTAATTCTGTATCTGCTATAGGTATCATCATTCTTGTCTGCATGAAAGTTTACATTCTCTTCACGAATTCCTGTAGGAACTCCTGAGACTATAAG